TGTCATCAATAGAGATATTACTCCATAGACTACAAAGCCTAGATAGATTATTTCTTGAATTAACATAATTAATTCCCCTTTCTTATATAACCAATCTAATAAATATTTGTCATACTGTCAAGCATTAAAACTAATAATAGATTGCTCTTGAGCTTATTAGGTAGCTCAAGAGCTATCAGTTGATCTTAAGTGTGGTGTTGCTAGTGCTTACCCTGTGCCACTCCCTCCCAAAAACCAGAATGAACTCAATTTAGTGAACATTTTATATATGTGGAGTAATAGGCTCTAACCCTAGTTAAGATGGTCTAGCTAATCCACTTTGTTAATCCCTTATCAAATATCTTTTTCCAAGAGCTAGAAAAATATTTTGTATGTGTTTAACACTATAAACAACTACTAGGACAATAAGTTAAAAAACAGATATAAATTATTTTGTGTTCCATGCCTCAGTTATAATGGTATTGGCTCTGGTAGATTAATTAAAATATACTTAACCCCTTTTGTATATTATGTATGTAGCCTCCACCAGAGCCATCTTTTCCATAAAAAAAGAGGAGATACAAATCTCCTCTTTTTATTTTCAGATCCTGTAAGGCTATTGCTAGTTCTTACAAGTTCCTATTATTGAATGATAACAATCTACTGTTAGTTTAGCTTACTTTCTTCTTTGCATAGGTCTTTAAAACAGACATAACAGCAGCTCCACCACTTAGTGCAGCTATCTCTAAATTAGAAATATCAATACCTAATGCAGGTGTTATAACTAATGCAGAAGTTGCTGCCTCTACAAAAGTCCATACACATCTCTCTAGTAAATCTTTTAACTCATCTGACATACTATTCCTCTTCTTTCATCTTTGTTTGTACTTTTTTAAACTGTGTGCATTGTTTATTAATGCAGACAAAAGCATTATTAATTAATTCTATTCTTTCCATACAGGAATTACATTTCATAACCATGATTTATTTATCTAGGGGATAAACCTTTTAAAATGATTGTTTGCCTTAATGCCTTAACTTCTGCTTTTAAACTTTTAATTTCTGTTGCTAATATATCCATAATATCCTCCTGAATTTTTGTAACTTGAGGTATGTTCATAACATGATCTTTAGCTTTATTGCTAAGAATTTCTCCATCATAATCCATATAAGTTGCTGTAACCTTATCTCCTCTAATGATTGCACCTGCTATATCTGGATAAATCTCCTTATAGGCAACTGTAGAGCTTCCTATAAAGTTATCCTGTGAAGTTTTGCCTACTAATAAGCATCCTGCTGTGTCATCATCATCATTACCAATGTGCCATAATATAAATTTAAAATTAGGAACATCATCTACATGAATCATTCCTTTATGAAATCCACCAAATTTAGCAGCATATCTAGTGTGAAAACCACCCTCTGATCTTAATGATAGGTTATAAGTACCTGCAGGGATTCTTGTTTCTCCCCATACTTTTTGTGTTTGTGCTTGATCCTCTAGGGTGTAGCAGAGAAACTTTCTTTTATTGTTGCTCACATCAAATAGGATTCCAGAAGTGAAATCATCTGAGCTGTTGAATCTTAATATCTCAAGTTTCATATTTACCTTATAACCTTAATATAATCCCATTTTTCCATTCCTCCAATTACTAAAGTAAGCATTCCTGCCCTAGATTTATCCCCTTTAGTGTTTTCAAACCACTCAGAGCCTGAATCTAGTGTTGGAGCTTGTACTACAAGCCTATCTGAACTTTCATAAGCTAAGAAGTAGTGATAATGTCCATGCAATAAAATATCTGAATCAGCTATAGAATTTCTTGCAAAAGCCTGATCAGATAGCCATTTTCTTGATTTAGCCTGTGAATTTGCACCTGATCTCATCTGATGTCCATGTAGTATAGAAATAACAACACCTGATACATCAAAAGTTAAAGATAGTTCATTTTCTGGAATAATAAAATCTAATATATCTTTATATGCAGGAGCTTCTTTAAATATCTCTTGTAACTCTTCTGCCAACATAACATCTTTATTATCCCCAAAAGTTGTATAGGCTTTACCATTCTGCCTTTTTTCTCCATGGTTACCACCTGCAAAAGCCACTAATCCCCTTTTAAATAGAGGCATTATCTCTTTTATAAGGGTATAAATCATTCTTCTAGCTACTTTTTGCTGTTGTCTATCATCTAACTCAGTCTGAAACTCTTGCATGGCATAATGTCCAGAACACCCCTCAACTAGATCTCCTAGCCCTGCAAATAGCACCTGATCAATAGTTTCATGCTTCTGTAACTCTTTAACCTGCTTTTTTATCTTAGGGATATAGCTCATAAATCTCTCTACAGATTCCTCTGTGCCACCTTTACCAATCTGAAAATCAGCTAATGCAATAGTAAAAGTTTTAGTGTTTTTAGTTACTTTTTGTTTAGGTAATGGCTTTTTCTTACTAGCTAACTGTAAGAGCTTCTTAAAGTCCTCATCAGGCATATAGACTTCATCAGATACAATTTTAGCTTTAAAGTAATAGAGCCTTTCTATCTGCCCCATTCCTGCATTGACATCCCAAAACCTTATTTCTGCTGTGTTTTCTACAACTCTATAATTACCTGCATCAACACCAAAATAAGACTCTAGTTGCTCTTGCCAATCAACATTGTTAGTTGGTTGTGGTTTAGATACTATTTCCCCTGATTTAGTCTTTTCTGAGTAATAAACACTAGGCTCAAAGCCTTTAGGATGATTAATTTTATCTTTTTTATGTGTAGATTTAGAGGATCTTGTTTGTGCAAACTTATCTAAAGAGTCCATACCTATAATCCTTAAAATATCTTCTTACTGTATTGTAACTAAGATGCTCAAATTCTTTATGATTACTTACTAAATATTGTGCAGCAACAGTATCTGATATTAGTTTTTCTTCTGCTTCTTTAGCTATTTTAAGGAATATTTCTTTGGCTTTGTCATCTTTTAGGATAAAATTCCTATGTGAAAACTGCCCTGTATGTTTAAATCCCTGTTGTTGTGAAAATTGCTCTAAATTCATAGATAACCTCCTATAATTATAGGATAGCCATCAATTAAGACAATTTATTCAGGTTTTGGATTATCTGCTTTAACTTGTGCTATATGATCTGCCCAAAGAGTAGTGTTATTGACACTATCCCAATATTGCAAATCTAGTTGATCTTGCACAGATCCATAAGCCTCTTGCCTAGCTTGTATATAACCAAAGTTATAATCATCTAATAATGAATTTTTTCTATCTTCAATAGCTTGTTCATAATCACTTGAACTAAACTCAGAAACTTCATTATTAACCTGTTTCATCATTGGCTTTGCATCCTCAATCTCTTGAGTTGCCTGAGCTAGTGCTTGTTCTTCTGTCATAATTTATATCCTAACTAGGTTTTGGATTGTTTTCTTTTACTTCTTTTATGTCTAAATACCATTGTGAAGTTTTAGCTTCATCCCCAAATAAACCACTATCAACACTCCAAAATAATTGATCTAATTGTTCCCCAATAGATTTGTAGTTTTCTTGTCTAGTAACTACATATCCAAATTGTTGTTCTTCATATCTAAAATTTGCAACACTTTCTATGTGTATTGCATATTCCTCATCTGTAAATTCAACTAATCCACTACTTGTACCTGTATATAAAGGTTTATTTTCCTCTACTTCATCTGTAACCTGTTGTGTTATTTCTTCTATTGTTGCCATATTATTCCTATCTTACTACAAATTTCTCATAAAGTTATCTTATGCCATACAGATAAAAGAAACCCTGTGTAATATTATTTCCATTTGCATCTGAAATTTCTAAACCACTTATGACTGCATTTTTTTCAAAAGTATTTCCCCAATAATTAGCAGTTGCATTTCCACTTGTTATTACACTACTGCCTCTACTTTCACAATATGTATATTCTGTGCTATCTTGACTATTCATTATCAACAAGTGATTACCACCCATATTAGCTTGACTGTTTGCTGAATTTAACCTGATATATGCAAGTCCTGTACCTGTATAATCATTATATCCATTACTGTCATACACCTGAACTGCACCTGATTGTGTATAAGAAGTTGTTGTATCTGTTACTCCACCTACTTGAAATTGTACAACTACTTGAAAAGTTCCTGCAAATTCTGGATTTACTGTATATAGTTGATATGTACTAAATGAACTACCCATACCTGTTAAAACAACTGATGATACACTTGAAGTAACTTCATAGCTATCAATTAATGTTGAAAAATTTAAACTCATTAACTTACATCCATTTTATAAACATTTATTTGTGCAGTAGCATTGTTAAAGCTACCACCTGCATTATTGTATAATTGAAAACCACCCATTTGAGTATTATTATAATAAACCCAAGTACTTTGCCCATTAAATTGCATATCTTCTGACTGTGCAAAAGATAAATCTGAAGCATTACAATTATAAAATACTATAGTTGCATTGTTTCCACCTTTCCACAAAAAGTCATAAGCTCTGTTTGTTGTACCATTACTACCCTGTACATAAAAAGCATTGTTAGTATTTGTAGCTCTAAAATACATACCTTTATAATTACTAGCACTTTGAATAGTTCCTGATGTGTTTAAAAATCTCATACCTATATTTGCACCACTCTCATCAAGTCCATTAACTTCTACTGTTACAACAGGGTAACCTAATAAAAAGACACCTGCAAAATTTTCAGCAGTTGAGCCATTAGATACTGTTCTACTTTCAATTAATCTTTTTTTTCCTATAATCATTTAAGCACTCACATATCCATAAAATTTTATTGTACTTCCTGCTTCAACATTATCTATATTAAATTTAAAACTATTAAAAGAAGCTGAGCCAAATTGTCCAT